TCTTAGAGAGGCTCAAGCATGTTTAAAGAATGCACTTGCATTTGCAGCACGTAATGAGAAACCATATATTAGTAAGCATATTGCTTCGTACTTATTTGATATAGATAATCTTATAGCAGTAAATGATATGCTAGAAGTATTAGATGAGGAGTTAGAATCTAAATAGTCAAAGGTATTCCTTTGAGACATGGCATTTGATACTAGAATAACATCCACTCGTGATTTACGATCCGCTAATGTAACTGGTGTTAATAATTGGAATTTAAAAAGAGATTTGTTGATCTCTTTTGTTGAGTATTTGGAGACAGTAAAGTCTGAATTACCTGCTCCAATACAGAGTGGTGCAATGCCTTACTTCACTCTGGATCAAGGTGCAGGTAAAGTTAAAGTAAATCCACATATCTCTAGTAGATTATCTAGGGATAATTTTGTTGTTTCTGATCTAAGTCATAGTGATATAAAAGATTATAGACAGGCAGTAAAAACTATATTAGAAAATAATGAGTTGTGGGATAATCAGTGGAATAGATCTTTGGCTGTTATGACAAAGGTTGGATTCGGTAGTGCTGGAATGAGTATATCTAATGCTGGTAGAACTGCACTTACAGAATCATTACAATCATTTGCATGTGCTGTTAGACAAGCAAAGGGTACTCCAATAACAATTGAAGAGTTTATTGACTGTATCAAGAATGAGGATACAGTAACTACAATGAATAGAAATGCTAGAACTAATACAGTTATTGCTAATCAGTATTGGGAAAGATTTGAACGATTTGTAGATGAAACTGATGATGGTATGGATTGGGCATCATCTTGTGTATGGATTGCCAATGCAATATACACACCATACTTAAATTCTGGTACGTATAAGTTTTATAGACAGGATCAGTATCCTAGTTTTAAAAATAATTATAAAGATATGATTCGTGACATCAAGAGAAATCCTCGTAAGAATGATGTTCGTTTCATATATGAAGGTGCTGGTATGGCAGAGGATAAATGGAATCCAGCAGATATTATAGCAGTAAAGTCTACTTTTGATAATAGAAAAGATTTTCAACCATCTGGTAATTCAGCTATTACTGCTGATATGAATGATAGAATACTTAAACAAACTGTACAACTCATTGATGATTTTAGAGATCTTTATGAGTATAATAAATGGATTCACAAACAGTTTAAAGATAGAAATATCATACCAATATCTTTGAAGAAAACAAATACTGCTAATGTACATAAAGAAGTTATATCAATGCCAGATGTAGCTAAACTTCAAGACTTTGTTGATCTTAATGTTAATGTAACTAGAGTAAAATATGATGCAACCAATTTAAAATGTCAAATATATTTTGATGTTGCTGGTATGCCTGATACTTATCTTGATGCTAGAGGATTTGAAGAGTCTGGATCTATAGCAGATATTCAAATACAGTTACAGCAAACAGGATCTGCTGCTAATCATGGAAAGGTAACGTTACCAGTAACATATTTGATTACTAGACTTTCTAAAGGAACTTCTTATTTTACAAGGTTGCAACAGGAGAGAAGAAGAATATTTGGTCAATCATATGATAAAGGATTCTTTAGATATCAACAGGTTGATAGAGATTTTGCATCTGATTCATTAGTCTTAGAAAATAAAAGAAGATATGTTCAATATATTAATATGCTTGGAGGAAGATCTGGGGATGAAGGACCAACTTTAAATGAGATTGATAGATTGCATCGTGGAAATAATTTGAGAGCAGTTGCAAAGTTTGTAAAAAATAAAGTTCAATCATTTGAGGTTGGGTATCTATTAGATAATAATCCAATGTTGCATAGAGATATTAAAGATAATATTCTTAAGTCAATGTACCTTTATGCTTCATCAAAAGGATTTTATCTCTTTAGAGATGATAAGGTGAGAAGTTATATGAAATCTAGTACATACTTAAAGGTAGGTGGATGAGTAAGAACACACACCTAGAACATTTAGAAGATAGCATCCTACTTGACGGTAAGAAGGGTGCTAAGGATGCGTTTGTCTTTTTGGATTTGCTTGCTAGTACCTTTAGTGGCAAAGGTTCAAATTCATTTAAGATTACTACTAAATGGGATGGTGCTCCTGCTGTATTTTGTGGGATATATCCTGGTCTAGGTAAGTTCTTTGTTGGTACTAAATCTATTTTTAATAAGGATGCGAAGGTTAATTTTACACCAGAAGATATTGATAGAAATCATGGTCATGCTCCTGGTCTTGTAGAAAAATTAAAGGCAGCGTTGGCATATCTTCCTGCTCTTGGTATCGAAGGAGTTGTACAAGGAGATCTTTTATTCACTAATGATAAAAAGACACAGACTATTGGAGGTAAAACATCTATTACATTCCAACCAAACACAATTACATATGCTATATCAAAAGATGATGATTTATATGATAAAGCAAAGAATGCAAAAATAGGAGTAGTGTTTCATACTACCTATCATGGTAATACTATTGAAAATTTAAGTGCTTCGTTTGGATTTGATGTTTCAAAGTTGAAAGATTCTAAGGATGCTTTGGTTCTTAGTGCAGAGACAGGACAATTAGGAAAAGATATTCTATTAACTAACTCAGAAAGATCTTCTCTTGTTAGATTAAAAACTAAATGTACACAGATTCTTACTAGTTCTGGTGATTTTTTAGATGAAATGGCAAAGCAAATAGAAGCAAAGGATCAGTTAACTCTTGGACCTAGATTGAAAATATTTTTTAATAAGTATGTTCGTGAAGGTAGAAAGATTCCTGATACAACAAAGTTTGTTAAAGAATTTACTAGTTATTTTGAAGGAGAAGTAAAGAAAGCAGCAGATAAAGTTAAGACACCAAAAGCAAAAGCATCCAAGTTAGCCAAATTATATGCTGGAGTTCAGTTAATAGAAGATAATTTAGATTCTTTGAAGAATACAGCTGAGTTGTATAAGATATTGCAATCATCAAAAGAAGTTTTCATTCGTAAGCTTGAGAAAGGTGAAAGGTTTGGAACTTATTTGAAGACAGATACAGGGTATAAAATAACAGCACCCGAAGGATATGTTGCTATTGCTGATGGAAACAATGCTATTAAGTTGGTTGATAGATTAGAGTTCTCTAAGGCTAACTTTAATGTTTCTAAGGATTGGGTGGACGGTGATGGATCGTAAACGTATTGTCTTTACATGGGGTAGATTTAATCCACCAACTATAGGACACTTAAAACTTATAGAAGCTGTTGCTAAAGAAGCAGGTAAGGATGACTATGCTATAATACCAACTAGATCTCATGATGCAAAGAAGAACCCTTTAGATATTGATAGTAAACTGAAGTGGATGCATAAGATATTTCCTACACATGCTAAGAATATCTATTCTACTAAAGATATTAATATAATTATTAAAGTAATGCAGTCATTTCAAGGTGATTACACTGATGTTTGTTTGGTTGTTGGATCTGATAGAGTTAATGGATTTGATACAATGTTAAAAAAATATAACATGGACCCCAAAGATCCTGATAAGAAGGTAGAATATGCTTTTAGAGGCATAGAGGTTAAGTCAGCAGGAGAACGTGATCCTGATAATGATAATGATGTTTCTGGTGTCTCTGCTAGTAAAATGAGAGCACATGCATTAGATAAAAATGTTAAAGGTTTTATGGAAGGTATACCAGACACTCTTACTAAAGCAGATAAACTTCAACTCATGATAGAAATAAGAAAAGGTATGGGTAAAAAATGAAGGACTTTAAGAAACTACGTGAACAAGCACTACGACAGCACTACCGTAAGAAGGAAGTGTTTGTTGAGGGTGACTATGTAATGAATGCCAACACAGGACAGAAAGGTAAGATTCATAGGTCAGGTGTGAACTATGTTATCTGTGTCACTGAGAGTGGTGAGATGTTTCGTGCATGGGTAAAGGATATTAGAGCTATAAATAGAAGTTGATAAGTAATAAAATGACAATGAAGTACCAAGATCCTGTTAATACTGTCCAGTTTGAGGATGAGTATGCAAAGAATCTCATGAAGATGTATGAGAATTGGATGGATGGAGACACTTTTCAAGGAACTGAAATGCCATCTGCTGATCAATTAGCAGAAGAACCTTTCGCTGGAATGGATCCTCAGTCTAATGGTGCAGA